CAACTCAGATTGAAACTCCTTTGATCCCTTAAGTAAACGTTGATGATCAGAGTTAACTATTACAAATAACTTGTGACCATAATCTTTTGCTCTATGGAAAAGTTCAAGATGTCCTTTATGGAGAGGGTTAAAATACCCGCTCACTATAACCATTTTTTTCATATTAATAAAACCTATTTTTGCGTTGATTTTCTATTTTAGGTAAAGGTTGTGTATTTTGATAGTTAAAACACATTTTTTGTTGTTCAGGATCTGATAGATTAAATAAAGTACAGGGTTTAATATGATCTATATCCCAATATGAACCATAATTATCCCAATTCATATTACTATTAAATTGCTTCTCTAAATGTAATTTATATTCTTCAATTGAGCAACCTAAAAGATCAGTACTTGATGAATTTTTCAAGTTAAGTTTTAAAGCTTTATTAATCCTAACTCTAGTATTATGTATAATCTTAAAGTTAATATTAGTTTCTAGATACTTCTTGTAATTAGATTGAAATATATGTTTATTAAATTTGTAATATTTTTGGTTATATTCCTGTATAGATTCTCGATTTTTAATATTGTCAAGATGTCTTTTATCTCTCCGCTTTAAAGAAGATTTATTTACAATTTGTCGGTTACAGGGAAAGCAATAGGGTTTGTGCCCATCTTTTTTGCTTTTATCTTGGGGGAAGTTATCTATTTCGTAATAGATTTTACAGCTAGAACATTGTTTCATCTATTATACATATTAGGTCTTCCCTGAAGATTAATGTCTATACCCGTCTTCTAGCTGAGATTTCATAGATGGATTTTTAAACCATGGTAGACCCTCTTGATCTCTATGGGCTTGTTCAAATTCATCTTTAGTATATTGGATGCCATGGATATAGTACTCAGCGAGTTTTTTGTCGCCTTGTGGAATTAAAGCTGGACCATCCCAGTTGTGCAATTTGCCATCTTTAATGTGGGCAATGGTTCCGTCAGCTTTCTTTAATCTTTTAACTACGATTGGTGTTTTAGTATTGCTCATAATTCAATATTTTTGTCAATGTTAAATATACGATCTATTCTCTGTATTTCCAAATAAACCCATAAGCTGTGGATTGTCTCCCGGAGGCACAATCTGCTATACTGTTTCCTGATTTTCCTAAGCATCTACCTGCTTCTTGAGCGGATTGGTATTCGTTTAATAGATTACTTTGGAGATCATATTGCAGTATTATTTTTTTATTGGGGTTAGGGTATTTTTTGGGTATTCCTCTAAGAGCATCTCCTATTTTGGAGGCCCAAAATATGGTTCTTCCTTTATTGGCTTTACTTACTTTTTCACACCATTCAGAAGATTTAGGTCTTTTGGTACCCATTTGTCCTTGACTTTGCCTTATTTTAACTTCATCAGTATACGACCATTTAGTTCCTCCAGATGAGTATAGAGTTTGATTAACTAAATCTATTCCTTGGGATTTGTAGATATTTATTAAGTTATGTTCGTATTCAATAGCTTGATTTTCATCTTCAAAATATTTAAGAATATCAACCTTAAATCCCACCTTATTAACTATATTGTTCCATCCTTTATTATTTCGTTTAGTACGAAAAGCTCTGTCTTTGCATCCCTTTCCAACATAAAAAGGGATATTATTATCTAATCTTAGATGATGGTATACATAGAACATATTATAATATTTTGTGTCGGGGATAAATATTATACCCCTGACATAAAATACTTACTTTTTTAAAATACTTTCAGCAATATAAATACCTTGACTACCCGCAACTGTAATACCTCGAGCACTTAAAGCATCTCCAGCAAAGTGGACATTCGGGTAAGATATCAAAGATAAATCATTGTATTTAACCAAGGGTTCGGCAGAGAGATACTTGCACTCGGGTACATAGATACCCCAGTCATGTTCAAGTGTTGGAAACACTTTCTTCATATCTTCAATAAAATCTTCAATATATTTAAAATATCCTTTAAATGCGGGTTTGATAATATTTTCTAATTCTCTAGAACTAAATGCTACCGCTGATACTGTTTCGCCTTCAGAGGTTAAAGATGGACGTCTAGAAGGAGAATAGTATAAACCTGTTCCACTAGTGTTTACATTGGATACTAAATTTCTGGACCATTCAAATGGATCTTCAATACCTGGAATTTCCATCAAAATACCAAAATTGGTCATGTCGTTGCGGAATTGCTCGCCCTTCTTAGCGTGACCATTGTAGCTCACATTTCCATATGTTTCCTCTACTGCTACATAAGCAGCATTGTTATTTGTACAGAATGAACGAAGCGAAACACCTGTATCTTCAAATTTACGATACAATTTAAAATCGTAAGATACGTCAATTAGTTTTTGGAAGTGTTTTTGTGGTGCTTCAAATCGAACACCAATTTGTACTGGTTTTGGCTCATCTGGTAGATTATATTGTTGAGCTAGTTCTTGAGCAAAATCAATACCTGATTTACCTACTGCAAATATAAGTGTATCATATTTTAGATCAGCATTGTGGGTGTAAACTCTGTTATTGTTAAAGTCAATATCTTCAACTTGAGTTTCCCATTCAAATCTAACGCCTTTATCAACTAAATATTGGTACCATGCTTTAGCAATTTCATGTAGGAAATTACTTCCAATGTGCCATACAGGGAACATCCTCAAGCCAAAATATGGTTTAATAAACTCAGGTTCCTCGTGTGGGTCGGAACAGAAAATTTCTTCGGGTTGTGGGTGGAAACGTCTAAAATTGGAAATAACTTGATCCATTAATTCCATTGCTTTATCCTCACCACAATATTTTGATAGTTGACCTCCAATAGCAGTGTGGTAAGTTAGTTTGCCATCACTCCACGCGCCCGCACCTGCAAAACCACACATTACTTCTTCAGGTTGGCGATTATATGGGTCACTTCCTTTATCGATTATATTAATAAGTTCGCCTGGGTATCCATTATCCACTAGTTTGGTTGCAGCATTAATACCTGCTACTCCACTTCCCACGATAACAATTTTTTTGTTGAATTTTTCCATATTATTTATATTTCCATTTATATCCAAAAGCGGTTTTTTGTCTGCCCAATATACAATCTTTTATTTGGGAAGTCAAGTTACTTGTTTTTCCTGTTTGTTCTTTTACCCATAAAGCCGCCTGTCCTTTACTACCCCATTCTTTAATAATTTCACCATCCAGACTATACTGTAAAACGAGTTTTGCGTTTTTTAGTTTTGCAGCACCCATATTTTGTTTGTGTTCATCCGAGAATGGTTTGGGTACTTTATTTCCTTCACTAATTTTTTGTTTTACATCACTAGTGTAGTACTGTGAGTGGTTTCTTTCTTTTAATGTTTTACCTATTTTCTCTCCCGTTCCCGGTCTTGGACCTCTCATTTTTTGTTTTTGTTCTTCAGTGTATTGTTCCGGACCTCCACCACCTTTATTTTGGTTTAATAGAGTAAAACCCCACTGTTTAAACTGTTCCATCCAATACGATTCCCAATATTTCCAATCTTCCACTTTATCTATAACAACCAATTCAATATCAATGCCATATGTTTGACGATGTTTATGTTTGCGTCTAACTTCATTTTTTGCCTTCCCTACATAAAATGGAACCCCGTTTTTTTCCAATATATAAATTTTAACCATAGTGTTTTATTATAAATATATGAAGTTCCATCGGACCACCACCCTATTTGGTAAATATACGAAAAAAAGTGACGCAATCCAAGTTGAATTGCGCCACAGCTGCATAGTTTTTATCTCTTTCGAGCGACCGGCTATGAATCGGTCTGTGTGTTACATTAAGCTAATTCTTTGATCATATCAAATAATTCGGACGCATCCATATCATCTTCTAGATCAACACCTAAAGTTCTTTCATTAATAGCATTAATTAACTCTTCAGCAGAAGAAACATTCATTTGAGAATTTAAATTGCTATAATCTTCTTCTTCAGCCTCAATATCATCCAACATTTCTAATTCAGATTGGAGGAAATTAGCTTTAATAGTATCAAAGTTTTGGCTAACAAATTTAACCATCTCACTTGCTACATTTTCATTTAATTGCTCTTCGGTTATGATACCCGCTAGTTTTTGCATTCTACGAAATTGATCGTTTAGGATTGCCATTGTTTTGTTATTTGTATTTTTAAATTATTATTGCCTTTAATTACTCTATGGATTTGCCCCATGGGTATAAATATAATATCTCCTTTTTGAAGCACCAAGGGTAACTCATTATCTCTTTGAAGTTGCCAACCTTCTCCCTCTAATATTTCAATAGTACGATCTTCTTCATCTTGGTGCCAAACTAGCTCCATTGGGTCTACTTCAGAACTGAATTCTCGTATAACTGAAGTTTGGGTAATTGGTGTGTTGGTGTATGGATTATTCATCTAGGTATGTAAAAGTAGTAGAACCTGCTGCGGACCACCTATCAGAATTTTCGCATATCCATGTTTTGGTTGAAAATTTAAAATATGGAACTTTTAAATCGGTTGATGGAGTTTGTGATTGATGTTTCCACAATATTCTATTATTAGGTTGAGCCGCGAATTGCCCATTATCTAATTTAATTATATTAAATGATTTATGTTCATTTGGTGTTTCGGACCAAGATACGTTAATTTCATTTGGGTCTGAAGAGCATGAATCTATAGTAAATAGATAATATCCAGGTGCTCTAGATTTATCTTTCATTATTACCTCGCAACGTGCATTTCGTAATCGTTCTTTTTTAATAACGGATATATTATATGAGAAACAGTCCCATAATTGTAGCCAATCTAATGGATATAGGTTGTTTTTGTCTATATCTGTTTTCCAAACAAAAGCATGAATTGGTAATTTATCATATAATGCACCAAAATCATGTACAAAGGATTCAAAATATAGTGCTTGATTTGGGATTGATTTTGATGTTATCCAATGAGCGGATTCATACTCATTTTCACCTAATAATTTATCTTCATTATCTTTAGCAAAATCGTACAAAAACTCTTTACGTATAAAAACTTCTACTGGTGGTATATTTACAACTAAATAAGCCATTATTTTTTATCTCGTATAAGTAATTCACCTAGTACCTCTAATCGACCTACCTCTCTCTGGAATTCAACAGCGGTCATGCCCAATGAAATACTCTTTAATGTACTGTCAAATTCTTTTTTAGCTGCTTCTTCATCAAATTTACCAGCAGTTGCTTTTTTGTAATATGGAGCCTTAACTTTAAAGTGGTGCCATGTTAGTAAAGCTAACCCACCTTTTTCCTCAGCTGTAGCTGCTATTTTGGCAGCACCTTCACCTCGTGTAGCAGCAAATTCTTCAAAGCTTTCTTTAGCTTCGGTTAGTAGTTGGAGTAGTTTTATCATGATTTTTTATTTTTAACAGGAGCATACCCAGAACCATATGGTGCTGCTTTACCAGATTGTGGATCTGATGTTTCTTTTAATTTATTTAAACGTTGTGTTTTTGCTTTAGAAGATTCTTTACGAGATTCAATATAGTCTAGAGCACGTTTTAAACGAGATTTTACCTCAGCATCTTTAGCTTTACCGTATGCAGCTCTAACACGTTGATGTATTAAATTAATAATTTGAGATTGACGAGCGTGGGATTTAGATTTAAATGAATCTTTATTTAACGTATCAACTATGTCTTCTTTAGTTTTAAATTTAATAGATACAGTATCGTTTGGATTTTCGTCTGTGTATAAGCGACGATCCGATCCTTTAGGTTTTTTGCCAGTACCTGTTTTAGGATCATTTTCAAATAATATATCTATTAATTTGATCATATTATTTATTAGATTTTACTTTTGCCTTCTTAGTATTAGATACAAATTGTTTATCGGATGCTGCTTTTTTCTTTGATGTAGAGGCACGTTCTGCTTTAGTTAAACTATTTGCTTTAGCCCTAGGTAAACAACGAGTTGTTTTATTACCTTTTTTCATTGTGCCACAAGGACCGGTTATATTACCTGCTGTATCGATGCGAACCCAATCTTCTTTTTTGAACCAATCACGAAGAGATTCATCTAAATCAAAATCATCTCCCTCCTTAATGCCTTTCCAAATACTTCCATTACGGCATCGTACTACTGCCCCAGATTTATAAGCAGATGGTTTGTCAAATTTGCGATCTGCTATGCGCAAGCATCTATCTCTTTTGGTTTTTTTCTCCAAAAGTATTTCTTTAACTAATGACTTTAATCGTGTTTCTAATATATTTACTTGGCCTGGTCTAAAGAAATTTACAGCAGGCATTTTACGAATCTGATCAACTAGAATGTTTATTTGAGTATCTTTATCAAATTCGGTAAATGGGAAAGTATCAAATTTTATGCTTAATATACCAACGTGGTTTGGATTGCTTGCTGCACTTTCTTCCTCGTTTTTAGGGGTAAATGTCACAATCGTTATTCCCTCAATTGAGCGAATATCGGAGATGAGGTCTGCTTGGGGAGTTACTGTAGTATCTAAACTTGCTTCTCCGCTTATTTGATATGTTCTATTGTATGACATTTTACCAGAAAGTATTCATGTTTGCACCTAATCCTAAAGCTTGGGCGTATCTTGGTAGATTACAGCTCCAATATCCAGAACTTGTTCTATCTTTTTTACTTGAACATCTGTGACGAGCAGCAAATGCTTTTCGTGCTTTAGAGTCCCGTATTTTAACTTTTAAACTTTGTCCACCACCCGCGGCACCAAAAGATACTTTTTTCACGCGTTTAGTTTTGGGATTCTTTACGTAAACATAAAATTTTTTACTTCCACCACGCTTTGGTTTGTTCAGTGGAACATCTTTCCCCTTAAACTCAGCTTCAGTTACTTCATCTTCTTCTAGCATCGGTAGATCTAAAGGTACACTTTCTCCTTCATATAGGCCAAATTCTCCTAAATGAGTTTTGATTAAGTGCTCATCATCTTCACATAAATCAATGATGCCGCGAGAGTACATCTTGCGGGCTTCTTTAATTAGCGATAAATGTTTTTCTGAACCTATACGATATACGGTTTCAAATAGAGGTATTTGTTTGTCTATGTGGTATTGTAGACCTTCGGATAGTAAAGATTTTACTTTACCTTCTGTAAGTAAAGGTCCTGTTATTTTTGTTTCGCAAGTATTACATCCGCAGCTGCACATATTTTTATATTACGTCTTTAACTGATAATTCTAATCCACTAGCTTTAGGGCCAATTTTAGCCATATTAGCGGGGTATATTCTATAATCTAAACCAATTGGTTTATTTTGGTGTTGAGCAATTGTAAATACCGGAGCTATACCCACATCTACTACATCTCCTAAAGTTTTGTAGATATGGGAAGCTTGAACTGTAATAGTATCTCCGCTTAAAGAAAAATCACTTTCTTTCCAGGTTCTACCTACTATAATTACTTTTGGTTCTTCAGGTCCAAATATAAAAGTATTAGCTTGTTCATCACCTTCAATAAAATCAGGTATTATTATTTTACCTAATCTTTCTCCAGTTTCAGAACCATACATTAAATATCTACCTGGTACCTCAGGGTTTGGTCTTAACTCTAATCCTGGTATTTCTCCAGCTATTGCTTTAGTTTGAAATGTTTTAATAAAGTCGGGAAAATTAGATGCAACCGAAGCCCATCTAAACCCACCATCTTGTTTTAATGAAATATTAGCTTTAACAATATTACCAGATATAAATTGTGCATCTGATTTATCGCCTTTACTAGCTCCAGTTTTAGATGAATCTACAACTTTATCTATACTAGAAAATGTTTCGGTATATTCTGGGGATTGTAGTTTGATAGTAGCGGATCCTCCTGCTTCTTCAATTAATTTATTTAAGGTATCAATGAATATTGCTTCATTAGATTTACCAGCCCCACCAGGTTCACTTCTACTTACTAGAATATTTACTTCGCCTAAATCTCCAGCTGTAAATTGGTACATATTAAAGGAACCACTTGGGTTTGGACCCTGTCTTGGTGGAAATACTTTTATATCTATATCTTCGCCAAATACTTCTTTGAATGCTTGTACAAAGATACTTTCGGGTTGTTTGCCAATAGAGCCAATTCTGTTTGGTTTGCTTTTCATAGCAAACAAATTGTACTTGTCCCCTACTTGATCTACAATTTTTTGTACCGCTTGTATAGTTTGTGGTTTGTTAGGTACTTCCTCGTTTAGTGGAATTTTAAAACCTAATTTTTCAAATAACGACTCCAATAACAAAACATCCTGACTATTATTCATGTCAGGATATCCTTTGTCAAATTTGTATGCAAATTTCTTAAAAAAAGTATCTAATATATCCATTATACTCCAGCTGGGGTTTCTTCAGGTGTTGGATTTTCTGTTGGTGCTATTTCTTCTGCTCCATCTACTTCTGCTCCTGCTCCGGTTTCGGTTTTGCCTCCGTAAGTCAAGATACGAGACACAGCTTTGGATGCCATTTCTTCTTCATCTAGGTTTAATAGGTAATATTTTTTACCTTCCACTTGAGCTATCCAACTTCTTGGATCATAGAATAGTACAAAATTTTCGCCATTCAAAAGATTTACTCGAAATGTTGAAGGACGAGGTGCTACCCAATCTACCGATTCTAGAAATTTATCAAAATCTGTGGTCATCAAATTTACAATAACAGCTTTAAGTTCAGGAAATTTAACCAATTCATCGTATGCTAAAGCAGCATCATCAGTTTTGGCTTTGTCCT